CAGAGCCATTTCAGGCTAGTTGTACCTTTTCGTATCGAAGTTATATTGTAGAAATATTGTGATATTAGATACCGATTTGCGCCTTATGTGTGCAAACTCATGGAGAATTTATAATGACCCTAGATGAAATTCGTAAAGAATTAGAACGAGACACAAAGATTGATCCAACGGCATTGGATCTGGAATCTTTAAAGATTCCACAATTACATTCAAAATATTTAAATTTTTTATTAGACGAGAAACTTGTATTTTCTAAATGCCACAGTGATTCTCTGATTATAGAACGATCCAGATGGGAGTATTATACTGGTAAAATGTCCAAAGAAGAATTGGCAGAAAAAGGATGGGAACCATTCGATTTAAAGATTTTGCGCCAAGATATCCCTTTGTACCTAGACTCCGATCCTGAGGTCATCCAGGCCCGTCAGAAGGTCACGTATCAGAAAGAGAAGATGGCTATTCTGGAAGAAATAATCAAAGAACTCAACAACAGACATTGGAAGATTCGTTGTGCCATAGATTGGAAAAAATTCGTTAGTGGACAGTAGGATGATAGACTTAGATGTCACTCAACTGAATTCAGTACATATTCGTGTGGCATGCGAGCGAGGAATCGCCAAAGAGTTGTGCGATTATTTTACTTTTCGAGTACCAGGATATCAATACATGCCATCTTACAAGAATAAGATGTGGGATGGAGTAATTCGTCTTTATAATATTCACACACAGGAAATATATGCAGGACTTCTGGATCATGTTCATAAGTTTGCAAAAGACAGAAAATATACCATAGCATCACCAGATAAGAAAGAAAAATCAATAAGCGAAGAACAAGTCAGATTGTTTGTGGAAGACATATTGAATGTTTCTTCTGGTGGCGTAAAGTTAACCATACACGATCATCAGGCTCAAGCAATCAGACATGTAATGGAACATGATAGATGCTTATTGGTATCTCCTACTGCTTCTGGAAAGAGTCTTATTATTTATTCTTTAATTCGATATTATATGGAATCCATGAAAAACAAATCCACCAAGAAAATATTGGTAATAGTTCCTACTGTATCTCTAGTAGAACAAATGGTTTCGGATTTTGCAGACTATTCAAGTAATAATGGCTGGATTGCTTCTGATAATTGTCATAAGATACTGGGAGGAGCAGAGAAAACAACAAATAAGCCAGTGGTTGTATCAACATGGCAATCTATATTCCGTCAAGATGAAAAATATTTTGAACAATTTGAGGTAGTAGTAGGAGACGAGTGTCATTTATTTAAATCGAAATCTATGACGGCTATAATGTCTAAACTCAAATCATGTCCATTTAGAATAGGAACAACGGGAACATTAGATGGATTGGTTACTCATAAACTAGTATTAGAAGGATTATTCGGAAGAGCCTACGAAGTAACAAAAACAAAAGAATTAATGGATAAAAAGATTCTTAGTTCGCTAAAAATAGATTGTTTGTTATTAGATTATCCAGACGAAATAAGAAAACTGATTAAAGGTGCAAAATATCAAGAAGAAATTAAATGGATTGTTGGTTTGGAAGAAAGAAATAAATTCATTGTTGATTTATGCAAAACCTTAAAAGGAAATACTCTGGTGCTATTTCAATTTGTTGAAGGACACGGGAAAATACTAAATACTCTTATGGAGTCTTGTATTCCTTCGGATCGCAAGATATTTTTTGTTCATGGAGATACCGAGGCACTCGAACGAGAAAGGATACGAGGAATAGTCGAGAAAGAATCCAATGCAATAATAGTGGCTTCTTATGGAGTGTTCTCCACAGGAATCTCAGTAAAGAAATTGCATAATATCATTTTTGCTTCTCCTTCTAAGTCTAGAATACGAGTACTACAAAGCATTGGGCGACAGTTAAGAGTGGCGAAAGATAAAGTAATAGCACGATTGTACGACATAGGAGATGATCTTAGTTGGAAATCATGGATGAATCACACATATAGGCATTTCAAAGAACGATTAAAAATATATGATTCAGAAGGGTTTGAGTACAAAATAATCAATATTAAACTAGGAGCAAATAATGAGCCAAAATAACATAAAGGTTTTCAAGTTACAAAGCGGAGAAGAGATTATTGCTAAAGTGATATCAAGACCTAGGGGAAAAATCAATGTAGATCAACCCATGCAAATAATTTCAGAAATTATTCCAGATCCATACAGAATGCTTAATAAGAAGATGATGTATATGGTAGATTGGTTGGGTAATTGCTCTGAGACTACTATTGCATTACCTAAAGCATTTGTAATAGCAGAACTAACTCCAGAAGATAGCGCACTACTGCTCTACAACAAACAACTAGCAAGAAACGAAGACAAGAATACACCAGCACTTCCGCCTGCTTCCTTTTCAGATATGACAGAAGAAGAAATAAAAAAAATGGCGAATGATGCTGCAAAGAAAATAGATGAAGCATTAAGATTGGAAACTCCTGAAGGTGCAGGAATTCCTCCTCTTGTAGGAGATGAACTAGATCCAGATATATTATCTTCTTTGGCGAAGATATTCAATACTTCGTCCCGTCCTGCCAATGATTCGGCAATTCAATTCAGCATGAAAATACCAAACAATATATTGAAAGAATGGATGGAAACTGGATTTATTGATTATATTCAGTGCTGCATACAAGAATTCACGGGATGTAATTTTATGGACGAAATAATAGAAGCCGAAGAAAAGATGAAAAAAGAGAAGAAGACGAAAAAGGGCAAGTCCAATAAAGAAAAAATATCCAAAGGCAACTGGAAAGAACCAAAAGACGAAGAAAAGAAAAATCCATATTTTGGTAACAAATTAGAAGATTGGTCTCCCTTTCTAAAGGATTACATTTCCAAGAAGAAGCCCAAAAAAGGAAAAGATGACACAAAGTGATTAATAAATCAAATCCCCGCAGTATCTATTGACACGGGGTGTTTTGGATGTAGTCTATATGTGAAAGGAATATTATGGCAAAGAAAAAATCAGAACATTACATTAATAACGAGGACTTTTTTAAGGCTATGCAAGAATGGAAAATTCTTGTAGATATCGCCGACTTGAAGGATGAAAAGCATCCACCAATTACAGAATATATTGGAACGTGTTTTATGAAGATTGCAGAGAATCTATCACGAAAACCTAATTTTATGAACTATCCTTACAGGGATGAAATGATGTTAGATGGAGTTGAAAATTGCGTGTTGTATGCCTATAATTTTGATCCAACAAAATCAAGCAATCCATTTTCTTATTTTACACAAATCATATATTATGCATTTCTTCGCAGAATCCAAAAGGAAAAGAAACAAGCATATATCAAACTAAAGAAAATAGAAATGTCTGATGTGGATTCAAACACACGACGATGGTTCAGAGAAAATTATATGAATGTTAGAGATAATTCCAACAATCTTCCTATCTCATTAAGTGAAACTGATATTACTAATTTTGAGAATAAAGAAAAACAACCAGGAAAGGCTGGACCTAAGAAGCCAAAGGGAAAGACCAAGGATAAATGAAAATTGCAAAATAATGATTTATGTCCGAGATGTGTTTATAAGATGCTTGAAGGCAAACAAGCAAACCATAAAGGTTTTAGATTTGCCAGATTGGAGACTCATTTATGAAACTTGCAATCATCAGTGACAGCCACTTTCGGAGCTAGAAACGATTCACCTATATTCTTAGATTACTTCATGAGTTTTTTTGATCGTGTGTTTTTTCCTTATATTGAAACTCACGACATTAAAACCATAATTCATTTGGGTGATTTTTTAGATCGCAGGAAGTTTGTTAATTTTCAAACACTCAATGCCGTACGGAGTGGGTTTATTGATAAATTAGAAATCAGCGGTGCCAAAATGCATGTCATTCTTGGTAACCATGATATATTTTTCAAGAATAAGAGTGAAGTAAACTCATTACAAGAGTTATTTGCCGATAAGTTTATAGTTCACAACAAACCAACTGTGGAGATATTTGATGGAACACCAATTGCCTTGTTGCCATGGATCAACTCAGAGAACGAACACGAATCATTAAAGTTTATTCAAAATGCAAAGGCAGATATTCTGTGTGGCCATTTGGAATTAGATGGATTTAATGTTCTTCGATCTGTTGTCTTTAATGGTGGAATGAAATCCAGCCTGTTTGCAAAGTATAAAGCAGTTTATACTGGACATTTTCATACTCGTCATAGTAAAGGAAATATTCATTATTTGGGATGTCCTTATCAAATAACCTTAGGTGATTATGGAGACAAGAAAGGATTTCATGTTCTTGATACAGATACTGGTGAATTGGAATTTGTAAGAAATCCATATGATATTTTCTTACAAATAAATTATGACGATAGTCAATCAGATGATGATTCGCCATTACACTTTCCTGAAGATAAACTAAAAGGAAGATATATTCGAGTGGTGGTTGAGAAAAAAACAAAACCATATCTGTTTGAAAAATTCATTGATCGTCTATATACTGCCCAGACACATGGTGTGACTGTGATCGAAGATTTCTATCCAGAAGAAGAAAAAGGAAGTATTGAAATAGATCTTGGAGAAGATACACTAACCCTCATTAATAAAGAAATAGATACTCTGGGAAATGTGGAAAATAAGGAAAGATTAAAATCATTGATTCGTGATCTTCATTCTGAATGCTTGGAACATGATTAATTTTGTAAATTTAAAATGGAAAAATTTGCTCAGTACTGGCAACCTCTTTACTGAAGTAGATTTAAACAAATACCAGTCTACTCTTATCTGTGGAGAAAACGGAGCAGGAAAGACCACTCTACTTGATGCTATTACCTTTGTTTTATACGGCAAAGCATTTCGTAATATTAATGTTGCACAACTGGTCAATTCTATAAATGCAAAGGACTGCGTTGTGGAAATACGATTCTCTGTTAATGGAAGCAACTACCATGTCATTAGGGGACTAGCACCTAAGATTTTCTC